CAGACCCAGGGAGCAGCGTTATAGTGGGTTTATTAAACAATTATAAGGGATAACTTAAGGTTTAATTTAGGTTATTATGATATAATATATATGTAATACACAAACAAAGGAAAAATATGAGTACTCCAGATACATCTGCTACTCAACAAGAAGCAATTGCTCCAGTTGAAAGTAGCCTAGAAGAAAAGGTAATAGTCGCTGAGCAGCGTTTTAAGGACACACAAGCAGCATATACAAAAGGTCAGCAGACAATCAAAGCATTGGAAGCAGAAAAAGCAAAACTACTAGAGTTAGTTTCAGCAAGCACACAGGTAACACTTACTCCTGATGAACAGGAAGCATTAGATGCACTTAAATATGAAGACCCAGAAGCTTGGAGAAACAAACTTAATAGTTTAGAGAAAAAGGCCTCAGTTGATGCTAGAGCAAATCTAGACAATCTGACGGGAGAAGCTAGAAAGGCTGCTGAATACCAATTCGAGTTGTCCTCAAGACAACAAGTTTTAGATACATTCAACGCATCGGCTCCAATACCTATTACTGACGAACTAATAGATAATGAAGTACCGCCACGAATTACAAAGAAACTTGCAGAAGGTAAAATATCCTTCGAGGAATTTCTACAAGAAGTTTCTGACTATGTAAACACAGGTAAAGTAATTAAAAATGAGACTACCTCAACACAACCTAATTTAGGAAGAGTTGGAGGTAGCACATTACCTACAGATAGTAAGCCAGAGGCAACACTAGCTAAAAATTATGAGAGTGATTTATACTAGGATTTACTAATGGCAAAAGTTAAAAGAGTACAAAAAGAAACATATTAAGGAGACATTATGGCTATGGCTAAAGCTGGAAATCTAGACCCAAGTAAGCCTATAGCCTTTGTTAAAAACAAAGATGGTACAACTTCAACAGTTCGTACTATATCTGCTAACTTTGGAGGTGGTGAGGTAGTAATACCTACAGTACATCCAGATGGCTTTATTATGTCAAATAAAGAAGCTATAGATAGATATAAGAAAACAGGTGAAAACTTTGGCACTTTTGATACTACTGATGAAGCAAATGCCTATGCAACAGAGTTGCATAATAGTCAAGCTAAGTTAATAGACTTAAAAGATACCTACAAAAAAGAAATATATTAAGGAACAAAAATGGGAACAGGTTTGGTGAACATAGGCTCTGATATTGAGCGTAAAAAATGGGTAAGAGAAGGTCTAGTACAAGCTGCTAGTAAATCTTTTTGGGGTCCTTATACTGGTAACTCAGCTAACGCTATAGTTTATCAAGTAAATGACAGCTCTGCATCAGAGGGACACACAGTAGTATTTGACTATTCTGGAAAGATTAGTGGTAAAGCTATTAAAGGTTCTGACACTGCATATGGCAAAGGTGAAATTAAGCGTAAGTTTAGTGATAAAATTACTGTTGTTGATTACCGTATTCCGGTAGCAAATGGTAAGAAATTTGATGGTGTTAATATTGGTGATTTATCAATTAATGAGCACTCAGATTCAAGAGGAAAATTAGCTGACCTTTTCATTCGTTGGAAAGACCAAATGATATTTGATACACTTCAGGGTGCAACAGATACAGCTCCATCTCATATCTATGAGTTAACAGCGGCAACATTTGCTTATAATGACTTGCTAGCTATTGAAACTGCTTTGAAAACTGGTAAAGGCTTTGTAGGTCCATCAGCAACAGGTGCGGCAAATACAGGAACAGCTGCAGGTCGTAGAGCTCCATTAGAGCCTTATACACTACAGAATGGTGAATCAGTATGGCTATTTGTTATAGACAGTTATATGGCACAGTTACTTAAACAAGGTTCTAATTATCAAACACTATTAACTGGTGGTGATATTCGTGGTACTAATAACCGCTTATTCTCTGGAGTAATTGGCCAGATTGGCAGATTAGTTATTGTTGAAGCTCCTGACTACTTTGGGTATACTCCAGGTACTGGTGCATTTGGTCTTGATGACTCAAGTGTAGAAATTGCTGGTATGAGAAAATACTCAACTACTTTAGCAAACGGCACTGTGCTTAATGCATGGGAAGGTCAAGATGCTTTTGAAGTAGATTCAGCTACAGCAACTAAAGTTGTATCTCGTGGTTTAATCCTTGGACAAGGTGCTTGTCAAATGGCGTTTGGTAAGATGCCAGACTATAAGTGGCAACCATCACAAGATTTCGCTCAGACATCAGAGTCTGCTGTAGAATTTTGGACTGCAGCTAAGAAAACAAACCTCAAACTTGAGGGTGGTGCTGTTTATGCAGCGGCTAAACTAACTGGATTAGACTTTGGTGTAATTGCAGTTGATATTGCTCATGGGTAATCCCATGAAGCATTTATAAGGAGCTTAAATGGCGTCAGTAAACTTTGTCCGTAAAGACAGAAATAATGAGAAGAGAAAGGTTAGTGTTTTTACATCTAATATCAAACCTGCAACAGTAACAGTTGCTGATGGTTTTGCTACAGCTGGTACAATAGCTGCTGCAGATGTAATTACTTTAGGTAATTTACCAGCTAACTCCATAGTTACAAGTGCAACAGTACAAGTAATTACTGGAGCTACTACTGGTACGCAAACAGTAGCACTTTCTGTGGGTGGAACAGCTGTTATGGCTGCTGTAGCTGTAGGGACTGCTGCAAATGTAACTAAGGGAACTACAACTGTTAAACAGGTGTCTGGTGCAGTTGCACTTACAACTGGTGTTGGTTCATTAGTAGATGGTGAATTTGTTGTTCTTATTGAATACATTGAGCCAGATTTAGTAAGTGGAGAACTTACAACAATCTAATTAATATAGGTGGCTTCTAGGAGCCCCTATATATTAATTAATAATAGGAGAGCATATGGCACGAGTGGTAGATATACTTAATAGAACTAGACAGATACTTAGTGATAAGAGTTCTACAAGATGGACAGATGCTGACTTACTAAGTCTTTTTAATGAAGGTTTAAACCACTTTGTACTTCATTCAAAGACATTAAAAAGCCGTAAATATATTCTTATAGAGGATAACATAGGCATTTATGATATGAGCCCCTATGCTAGTTCAGTTAATAGAGTTCAGTATTTATCAACAGCACTTGAAGTTAAGTCTATGGAAGATATGGACAAGATTAACTC